TTGCGGGAGTAATCAGCTTTATCTTTATGGCTATTTGGGCCTAAATCTAGTCTATTGCTGCCGATCTTGCGGCAATAGATTTGTTGAGACTATCGAAAAAATCAAAGAAAAGAGAATCAAGGTGATATCAAAATGCCAAAGAACTCAGTAAAACCAGAAGCCGCAGAGTCATACAACGAAATCGCAAGCAGCAATCCAAGTGGTCAAAATGACCACATGGGTACAACCCGGTACACCGAAAAAATGGCGCTCGGAGGGCCGATCCCGATCGTTATGGGCGGCGGACGTATGGCCTGCCGGATGAAATTATCCGGTAAGATCCTGGAGCGTTCCGGCCTCAAAGCCAACGACAAAGTAGAGCTGATAGCCGGAGAGAACGAGATCATTATCCGCAAGGTCGGTGAGCCTGCCCCTGGCCTGCCTTTCAAATCGACAACCGGCACGACACGGATGCTAGATGCTTTGATGGCGGCAACCCGAGAGAAGGAGGCCGAGATGAAGGCGGCCAGAGAGCAGCGGTATGCCTACCAGGAGGAGACCGAAGCCGAGGCTGAGGGAGTGGATGGAGCCGCGCCCTTGAATCTGGAGCAGATCGATCAGGAGGTGCGGTAGGGGATGAGCCAGGAGCAGAAGCCCCGGAAGAGGGCTTATAGGAGCCTGAGTTATCCTGAGGCGGCGGCATTGGTCGATGAGTGGGAAGATGTCTCCAGCTTGACCCCGGCGGAGCTTCGGAGATATACCGGCCTGAGGTAAGGAGTCAATGGCCAGACCTTGCGGCCCATGTTCGGACAACCGGCGGACTGAATTAGACCGCCGGCTACTGGAGAAGGATCTTACCGGCGAATCGTTCCGGCGAATTGCGGAGGATTTCGGCTATAGTGAGACGGCATTACGGCGGCATTTAGAGAACCATATTGCCTCCGATGTCTCCGATGTAATGGGGGCCATGAGGGCGGCCAGGTTAGAGGCTTTGGCTCAGATCAAGGCTGAAGAGGTGGAGACTCTGGAGACGGTCAAGGCCGAGGCCAGGGAGACCACGGCGGCCAGGCTGGAGACCGCCGCCAGCTATCTCGATCAGCTTATCCTCCTCCGTCAGAAAGCAGCAGATATCCTTGAAGAAGCAGCCGAGGCAGGAGACCTCAAAACTGCAATTGCGGGAATACGAGAGGCCAGAGCATGTATCGAGACTTTGGCCAGGATTGAAGGCCAGCTAAGCGACGCCCCGCAAATTAACATCCTGATTAACCCTATGTGGATCCAATTAAAGACCGTCATAGTATCCGCCCTAAGGCCTCACCCTGAGGCCCTGGAAGCCGTCTTGAATGCCCTGCCTGATGAGCCCATGAGGAGCTGAGAGATATGATCTCCAGTGACCTTAGGCGGGCTCTCCAGTGGGAGGTTCATAAGGCCGATCCGGTGAGATGGGTTCATGACTTTGGCCTCCTCCGAGACAAGACCGCCCGGCTGGTTAGGCTGGATGAGGAGCAGCAGCAGATACTAAACCCGGCCAACCGGAGGATAATCTTATGCTGCCATAGGCAGTACGGGAAAAGCTCGATAGCCTCTCTGCTATGCTTTCATCAGGCCCTATTCCATGATAGATCGCTATGCCTGCTGGTATCTCCATCCCTCCGGCAAAGCAGCGAGAATTTCCGTAAGGTCTCGGATGCCCTGGATTACCTCAGCCCTAAGCCCGAGCTGGAAGAAGACAACAAGCTAACCTTGCAATTCAGCAACGGCAGCAGGATAATCAGCCTACCAGGGAGCCAAAAGACCGTAAGGGGATTCACCGCCCCGGACCTGATCTTTATTGATGAAGCCAGCGAGGCGGCAGATGAGCTTTTCACGGCATTATTCCCCATGTTCACTTCCAACCCCAAAGGCCGGCTAATCCTCGGATCGACACCCAAAGGCCAAAGGGGCTTCTTTCATAGGCTATGGACTGAGGCCGGGCCTGAATGGCTGAAGATCGAAAAGAAAGCATCAGAGAACCCGAGGTTAGACCCGGCTATCTTGGAAGAGGCCCGCCGGACTTTGCCGGAGTGGGAGTTCTTGCAAGAATATGAATGCCGGTTCATGCAGGCACAGGATCAATATTTCTCAAATGAGACAATCGAAATGATGTTCAATACCACCGCTAAACCGCTATGGGAGGAATCTTTATGAGTGAAACTCGATTTTTTATCGATGGACCTAAGCCAAATAAAGCCTTTACAGGCCGATTCTGGATAGGTTGGGACGTAGGACAGGCTAAAGATTATTCGGCTATAGCCATCTTGCAGAAAGAGGGGAATCGCTATGTAGTGAGCCATTTAGAGCGGCTACCTCTTGATATGCCCTATCCGGCGCAAGTTGAATCCGTCTTTCAAAAGCGGCATAAGAAGCCTCTCGATACTGCCGAGAAGACCTTAGTGATGGACTACAGCGGAGTAGGCCGGCCTGTTTGGGATCTGGCCTCCGACCGTGGCCTTAACCCTATCGGCGTATCGATAACAGGCGGCGATTCTGTGACCTGGCTGGATGATAACCGCCGGGCGAGAGTGCCAAAGAGAGATTTAATCAGCACCATGCAGATTGCAGCCCAAAACGACCGCTTGAAGATAGCTCAGGGGCTCCGATTTGGCCCGGTGTTGGCCGAGGAGCTGGCGGCCTTCAAGGTCAAAATCGATCCCCGGACGGCTCATGATTCTTATGGTTCCTGGAGAGAAGGCGAGCACGACGATCTTATTTTAGCGGTAGCTGTTGCCCTGTGGCTTGCAGAATACCGGACCACCCCGCAGATAGGTATATGTAGGCTCATCTCCTCCGGGCTGAGTCACCGGCGGCGGTGAGGATGAAGTCTACCGCCCTGTTGCTCATCCTGGCCTTCGGTGCTCTTTCTGGCCTCTCCCTGGCCTGCCTCCTTGCCCTGGCCGGGATATCTGCCTGATGGGAGGAGAACTCCCTCGCCGCTATTTTTTCTATGGCTTAAATCGATTTTAAAAGGCCAAAGTATATATACCGATAGATACAATTATCAGCCATGCGTATTCGACTTAGGCCTATCGATTGGCTGGAAGGCTACAAAGAGCAGCAGGCGGCGGCGATGGTCAAGAGCGGCATCCAGCGAACCCTTTTCTCTTATGGCCTCGATCCCTCCGAGAAGGCCTATCAGGTACGTACAACCTGTTGACCTCCTCTCCTCTTTTCCGGCCCATTTTCTCCTGATCGCGGCGGTAGAAATTTTTATAAATACCTTTTCAGGCCGATAAGTCTGCTTTTACGGTATGGAAAATAGATTTATCCAACCAAGCCGCTGCATAGCGGTCAGATCGATAGCAGTAATCTAAAACAGATCGTGCTTAGACTCTGTGGAATGACCACTTTGCCAGAAGAGGATTTAGGCCATTTCTAGCTAGATCTGGATGATTCTATAATTAAGTGCGTGTAACTTGCATCCTGACAGCTCGTACATTAGTTTTTTCTAGTGGATCTTCTAATCTTAGAACAATGAGGGAACTAAATGATGGGCAATAAGACCGTTAAAGTTGAGTTGGATTGCGGTTGTCAGGCAACCTTTTTTGATGGGGTGGAGATAGGAACGTACACTTTTTGCCAGAAACACGGAGACACCTATGTTATGAATATTCCCGGTAGAAAAAAACCGCATGTAAGCGGGGGAGAAAGACCTACAGCAACCAAGAAAAAAGACACGGATCCCCATCAAAAGACACTTTTATGAACCAGGACCTATCCCGCCGTGTAGCCAGGATCATAGGCATCATAGTCATGGAGATATCCCTAGAGGAGAGGTCCGCCTTTATGGACAGGCTGGAGCAGGCAGGCAGCTTCTCGGAGCTTCAGGAGGCCGATCAGAGAGCTATCCTTGCAGCCGATAGCATCCGATCTGGTTTGCCAAATTGCCCCAATACAATCATAGGTAGAACTATAAAGAGAGATGGTGATTTATTTTAAAAAGGAGAATAGGAGTAGGAGGACAAAGAATGGTATATTTTATATCGTATGCATGGAAAAGTAAGCTAAATGGTATGTCTTTTGGAAATGGACCAATTGAAGAATTCCCATTGAAATGGCTGAAAAAAATGCAGGATACATCCCCGGATAGCGAGGTTAGATTGCTGTGGTGGATTCAACTAACGAAGAAAGAAGATATAGAAGCTGCAAATAGCATCGGACTAACTGCCTTATAGGCTGAAAAACAGTAAATTTTTTGGGAAGGGAATATGTGGCTAGATGATTTGCGGAAAGAACTTTTTGAGAATAACAGTACAAGTTATGCTATGATCATTGTTGCAGCGATAGGTATGATATATCTAAATCACACTTTGATTGACTTTGGGACCACTAATTCAGCTTTTAGATTAAGCATGTCCACATCAATTCCTTTCAATCTGGTAAGCGGAATTGGGTTTTTAATTCATAAGGCATGGCCGCTAAAATTGTTTGGTGCATGGAATGTATTTATGGCACTCCATACGATCAGCTATATCTTAGCTACATTGCACCCATTGGGAAAGTTTTCATAGATTCTTCGGCATGCATCAATTCAGATCATATGAGGGATAAAGGCCAACAGCCGAGAGGGCGGCTGTGGGGCTGAGGAGACAGGACCACAGTAGGCCTGTCTATTCTCCGACAGATCCTTATGGGATCAGCTCAGATCTTATGGAGATCTGAAAGGATCTAATTTGATCCTATGGGGATCTAGGGAGGATCTGATGAGGATCTATGCCGAGGTAGAAGATCAGGTTAATGAGGAGCTAGATCAAGCGGCGATCTCGGAGGGATCTAATAAGAAGTCCATAGTGGCTAAGGCTATTGATCTCTACCTACACCAAGACAGATCTTCACAGGATCTAATTTCTCAAGAACGGGATCAACTGAGATCTGAGCGAGATCTAGCGAGATCTGAGCGGGATCAGCTAAGATCTGACTTTGACTTAAGATGGAAAGAACTTCAACAACTTAGGAGCGAGCTTAACCAGGCTAAACGAGAGCTAGAGGCTGCGAGATCTAGGGAGGATCTGCTAAGATCTGAGCGAGATCTATCGAGATCTGACAAAGATCAGGCATCGGGTGAACTCACGGCCCTACAGCTCACCCTAGAGCACTACAAAGAGACCTTGAGGCTCAAGGATGATGAGATCTCCTTTCTCCGAGGCCATGTAAGCCAGATCTCCGAGAAGCTGCCTAAGGCCCTCCCTCCGGCAGAAGAGGAGATCAAGAAAAAGGGATGGTGGCAATTCTGGAAGTGAGTGCCACATGAATCCATTTTTTAGCATGGGATTAAGTGCAATAAAAAATAGTCTAATCTCTTTGATTTTAATCTATTTAGTTATATCATATCTGTCAGAAATTTCGGGTTCTACTAGCACATTTGACCTTGGGGGCGAGCCACATTATTCGATCATAGTCGAGACAAATAAAAACCAATTAAATCAAAACGACAATTTCAAAATGAATTTATCTTTCTCTGGATTAGGCAATGTGAGTTTTAGCAGACTTTTTATTCTCGTTCCAGATAATATAATCAAAGATAAGATTATTAAAGTAACAAAAATAAATTACACGTGCTCAGATATAAATTTCACAACAAATACAAAAATTTGTAAAGGAGAGCCAATCGTAAGAAATGAATCCCCACGATTTTGGACATTAATTCCAAACAATTATTACCAACACCCCCATATCGTTGGGGAAGATCAATATTCCGGGACTAAATTGGAAGGAGCCGCTCCTTTTTCATTTAGCGAAGTGATGTATTCACCCAATTCCAGTATGGAATATTACCCTCCTGTGACAATTGATTTTGTAGTTGCAGGCAACGCAAAACCAGGGGATTACAATATTCAGATCATATACGATTACAAGAGCAAAGATGAATGGTATCAAGATAGACAAGAAACAAAAATACATATAAACAGATTTTATGAAAATGATACTTTCTTATATTATACACAATATTTTGCAATTTTAGGTTTCATAGTGCTTATAATGCAATTTTGCAAAGATATTAAAACATTTTGGAATTGGTCCAAGAACAAAAATCATTGAACCTGATCCTGGGTGAGCTAGCCAGGGAAGACAGGATCAGGATAACCGACGAAGTGATATCATTAATATAATGAATCGTTATTTTAATTTTTAAGGCCATGATCTCTAGCCAAGAGGACTAACTACACCATTCAGAAAAGATTGAGAGACATCCTCTCCGGCCCGGAGGGGCTGAAGAGGAGAGCCCCGAATAACTACTCTGACTCAATTGAAAGATCTGATTCAGAGTATCCAAACTTGGTGATCACGTTTTTGGATAGTTTTAGTATACTACCTGCACTTAGGTTGGTTTCAGCATAGATGTCTGTGCCTTCAATCAAACCCGCTGATCTTAGTTCTGTTGGATTTCGCGTGAAGAATGGCCTTACCCTACCAGATATCGTCAAAATGTCGTCAAACCTGTCTTTATGCAATTCTGCCATGATGCTAGAAATCTGGAGCAACATGTCCTTCCAATATTTTGTTTCGTGCTTCTCTCCTTTAAAGGTGAATGATGTGAGAGGCTTACTAGCTTGTGGTTTCTGTGCCTCGTAATACTGCGCAATCGCTATTAATTTATCGGCATATTTATAAATATCGTCTGGTGTTTCAATAGAGACTTTTTGTTCCTCTCTGGTTTGGTCATCAAACAAGCCTAGCTGTTTGTTAGGGCTATTGAAGTACATGCGAGCAATAGGCTTACGGGAGTTATCGTCAAGCAATACGCTACAGTAGCTCAAGGCGTCGCGGATATTGATGCGATTTGCATCAATAGATTCTCTAAGCAGAGTCTTAATTATATAATATCCATCCAATTCCTCATTGGAGGTTACAACTTTGCTGCCCTTTTCTCCTGTATCTACGCTTTCTTGGGTTGCGGAAATGTCCTTCGGTTCATCTTTGGAGGCAGAAGCTTCGCTTGCAAGAGCAATATTCAATCGATCATTAACCTTATCGTTTATGAATTGCTTGAATGTTTTCTTAGTGATCAGAGCAAATTGATCTCGCACCGGCTGAGTCAATTTGCCAGAATATACTTGAGATGCAAAAAACTTAACGAAATCTTCAGATGGGTTATTCAATTGCTCATCAAGCAATCTCTTGATTTCCCTCATATATTTCAAATCGCTGGCAGTTGCCAAGATGCTTTCCAATTCGAAGGAGGATTTTGAGAACTTCTTAACTTCTTCGACAACGGGTTCCTTCAGGTTGAGAAGGTTAAGTTCCAGAAATGGTTTTGCATCCATTTTATTCTTGTCTTCCAAATCTGAATAAAAACGATAAACAATGCCGTTAGTTAAAACACCAAATCTAGCTGCGGTAACACTGAAGTATCTATATAACTGGGAGGTATGCTCTTGATCTAGGTCGCTGCCGCACCACTTGCATTCAAATAAGATCATTGGCTTCCCATTTATCAAAATAGCATAGTCAACCTTTTCACCCTTCTTAGTACCAACATCCGCTACAAGTTCGGGCGTGACTTCAGTAGGATCAAATACATTATAACCAAGTGCGGCGATAAAAGGCATTATGAAAGCTGTCTTTGTCGCTTCTTCAGTTTGAATACTCGGGCATTGTTTCGGGATGCGCAAAGCCAAATCCCGCATTGAATCGATGAAATCCATATTTTTATCCCTCCAAATTTAAAACTAAATTTGAATGCCTAATGAAATAAGTTTTGGGTCCGTTTCAAATTAGCCTGAAAAACGCAATTGAAATAGATTGTCCCGGAACATGTAAAAAAGTTCTATGACATTTAAAGCCGGAGGGAGCTGGCCAGGGACGCCGTTGCTGTTGGCAACGGTCCGAAGGATAGATCTATCCAGCCAAAGGAATAATATCAAGAGACTATTATAATAGAATTATAACCGAATTGCTAATCTGTCTACGACTAAACGATACTATACTACTATACTATCCTTCTTGGACTATAGAACTTAATTGTATATTTTTCGACTATATTAACCTAAATCTCCTTAAATACTGAGTCCTATGCTCTGGCCTGACCGTTGCCATGTGAAACAGTGGTCAACCTCCGGTGCATAGGCTATATCCTCAGCTCGGGCCGAGATCCTCATAGTCTGCCGGCCGTCGTTTGGCCTGTGGCTGCATTCCAGGGCAGGCCATAGCTTCTCTGCTCGGTGCATGGCCCGGATGGTCTCTTTACGGCTAACCTGTTCGCCATCAGCTCCAGAGAATAGGGTTCTCGCGTGGCTGGAGTCTAGGGTGATATCCTTTCTCTTTGGATCCTCGCGGGCAACTGCCTGGATGTGGTCAATAATCTTGATGGCTCGGGCGGCGATCTTAGACACCACTTGCACCACCTTACCGCCTCCGACAGCAGGCCGGGCCTTAAGGGCCTCGCGTATTCTAGCTAGATACTGCCGGATGTAGGCGGCTAGAAGCAGCATCTTGGTTATGGGGTTCCTCTCAGCTTGAAGAGTCTGGTTATGTCTAGCTGTGATCCTGGCAAGCTCTCGCCCTCGGAGGATACCAGCATCCCGGACCAGTTCGACTATCTGGTTGCCGGTCTCCACTAAGGCTCTAAGAAGGCCTTCCAGCTCGGAAAGAGGTATCTCTAAAATCGGTTCATCGGCTTCAGGCGAAGGCCCAAAGCTATTTATTCTGGCTGTGGCTAGTTTATCCATACGCTAACACTCCTGCAAAGTGGAGCTATCCTGGCCGGGTGCTACCAACACCCGCGCCGGAACCAATTTTATTCTAACTATTATCTAGCTGGATTATATTCTCTGTTAGGTTAAGCTTCTTCACCGGCAAAGCTATTATTTTGAAAGGATAATTCGATTTTTGGCATTGTGTTTCACCAAAACCATGCCAGGGACGGGGTTAAGCCCTGTCCTTTACATTAATTTCATGAAGATCTAAATACTCTTCAATAGCTTCTGCGATCACACCAGACTGTGAGCCTCTTAAAGTTCCTTTTGTCTTCACAATATACTCTTTTAGCCTCTGGTTTACCTCAGGGCTAATCTCAGCACTGACTTTAGGCATGTTAGAACATAGGCTTCTAATTCTATATAACTTTTACTTTCTGAGAGACTAAAATCTTAAATACTAAAAAGCCTATGTTCTTATCGGTGAAACGCAATGTCTGCAAGAATAATCATTAACCAAGAAAAGCCAAAAACGCAAACAATAGACGCTGTTAGGGCGCTGCTGGCCTGGCGAGGAAGAGCTGCCGAGCCGCTGCCCTCTTTTATAGAGATGGGAGCGGGAAATAACCGCTTGGTGCTGGTTTTGAGCAATAAGAAAGACTGCTATTATGTGGCCACTGCGCGCGATTGCAGTTGCCCGGCGCGGAACTGGCATCCCAACGGGCCATGTAAGCATATGAGGCGCTACTTCGCGGAGCAGCAGGCCACAAAGAGGCCCGACGATACTGCTCCTAATGCCGGGCGCTGGCATGGACATAACGGCCCGGTGCTGGATGAGGCGAGGCCCGCGAAGGCCTCCTCCTCTATTCCTCTTTACATCGATATGCGCGATACCACTCCAGCCGAAGCTGTCTATTTTGAGCGTAAAGAGGCGATCGAATTTCTGCCGGCAGAGGCTTGACGGTGCACTCTCTCCCTCTAATTTTAAACAATAGCAGATTACTTTAAGGACGGCGGGTGAACTATGCAAAAGATAGGAGGAGGCAAAATGAGACAATGGATATTTGCAGGGTTAATACTCCAGATGGTTTTCATCGGGTCTGTTGAAGCAAAAGATTATTCGACTGATTTGGGGCCGTATCACCTGGATTTCTCGCTGGATGATTCTAGTATCCTTGCACAATTTGACGTATCTTATTTCGGAAAGGCTACAAATATCATAACGGATCCCACGACAGGTATAAAATATTATGCTCATAGGTTAGCCGCGAAAGATAGTCTTCCGCCAGCCTCTCTTGAGTTTACCATCTACGAATACCCAAAACCTCTAGGCCGTCTCGACCTTGAAAAAGTGGCACTTACGCATCAAAAGATATTAGAGAAGCGTTACTATAGGGCTTGTGAGAGCCGAGAGATAACTATTGACGGCCATGAAGGCATTCTTACAACCGGGCTTGCTGGTTGGAGTTCTCCAGGGGATGTCTATATGTTTGCCTATGCTATCAACAACAGAACGCAGGTGACAGGCATATGCTACCTCGATTTGAATAAAACCGTTGAGCCGATCTTAAAGTCGCTGCATGTCACATTACGGCCCGTGAAAGGAGATGCGGACGGAGATAACTTCTTAGATTGGAGTTATGATTATGCAAGGGGCAATATAACTTTCATAGCTGACTATCCACCTCTTCACGATCCAGTCATTGTACCAGCCGGCACAAGGATCTACGCTATACGAGAAAATGATAAGGTTTACTTCACCACAACCGAGGACGGTATAATTGAAATCGGCCAAATGGAGGTCACAGTACCAGTCAAGGCGGAGGTAGACGGGCCATATAGTAACGTCGATGCTTATTCTATCCTGATTTTGGAGGGCTACTTGGTTGGCATATACGAATGTGAGAACCGGGAGCCTGTGGCGGTTTTGGGGGTGTAATAGCTGATCATGTCAATATTCTCTTTTTTGCGCTCAATTTAGTTCTATGTCATTTACTCAAATAATGTCATAGAACCAAGCTTATCAGGAGAAGCTCATGGGATTTGAAGAGATGAAGCGGCTGAGGGATGAGGCGAAGGAGAGCCAGGTAAGGAAACCATTAGATTCTGTCTCTGCGCCAGGTGCAGAGACAAACCAAACCAACCAACCCAAAGAAGTAGCCAGAACCATCGCCGACAAAGCCAAAAAGATCGGCAAGAAAAAAAACAATGTCAATGTTGCCAAATGTCCGCCAAATGTTCGATTAAAATATTTTCTCGGAGCATTGCGAAGGTTCTTATATGGATTCGGCAAAATATTAGCTGTCGTTTAAAAGAACGGCAGGCCAGACCCGATACACCTGGCCCTCTCCAGCTTTGGGAGCGAGGAGATCGGGGGTGCGGTGTCTACCATAAGGCGAGACTGTTTCACCCGCACCCTTATCAGCCTCCGACTACTGTTTTATCATTGTGGCGTTTTTATATACTAATTGAAAATCTATTTTGCGCAAGGTTTTAATATCCCAACCTAACAAAATGTAGGAATATCATCCTAGGCCGGCGGGAAGTGGTCAACCCATCGGCCCTCTCCATTTACGGAGTGATGGATGATTAAGCAAAATAAAAATCATAGGAGAGTTCAAGGATGACATTCGATCAAATTAATCCACTAACCGGGAAAGTTAAGGAATATGCTAATTCTGCTGAATGGATCAAGGACGTAGAAAAGGCTACTGCTAAACCTCTAGAGAAAAAGCCTGAAGTTAAGACTTTCGCTGACGCCATGAAGCGATACAACAAAGAGCTTGGCATTCGTGATCCTGTCGCAGAGAAAGCTGCTGCTGATGCAGATTTCATCAAAAAGCAGGTCGCAGAAGGCATAGCCGAAGGCCTGGAGAAGGCCCAAAAGGCAGAGAAGGCCCAACAGGCTAAACAGGCCGAGAAGGTTAGCTTAAGCCCCTGGCCAGTCATTCAGAAGCATTCAGCACAGCCACGGTTCAGATTTTATGATGGGCAAGAGGTCTGCGGCTGCAAGGCAGGCCATAAGCCAACGGCAGAGCCAGTCATTCATAGCCGGAGAGGTGTAGGTCCTACCATGACTGCAAAGGGCCTGACTGCTGCCGAGGCTGAATCAAGGCTGAAACATGCCGGTATAACGCTCTGAGGGGCAACCATGGCCCCAAAGAGGCAGTAGGCCGAGCAATAGGCCAGGGACGGACCTAAACCGCCCCTGATATCTTATTTTTTAGCTAACCTTCTACCGTAGAATCTATTTCATCTCGGAGGTCTTTTAGGTCACTCTCTCCAAGGCAAATGAAAAGCTCTTTGATGTGGTCCTTTATTAATTCTGCCCGCTCCAGCTCCTCCGGCGTAGCTTCTCGGAGAGTCCTTTTGAAGCCTCTAATAGGCCCTGGTTGCGTCGGTAGATCGGTCTTTTCGTCAATGGGTATTATTCCCGCTGTAGTTTGTTTTCCATCTATAATATGAGGTGTGCCGAGAACATGCAAGAGCTTGATCGTCGCCCTCGCCAGCTTTGTAAAATCCTGATTGGTGATTATTTTTTCTAACTGCTTCATGGGCAGCTTGTCCAACACGAAAACGAAGTCTTCAGCGCCGTTTAGCCATTTCCTAAGACTCTTTCTGATAGCGAATTCGTTAATTTTCCTCTCTTCAGGCGATAGCTCACCCCGAGTCTCCAGCCTCCTCTTCTGATCGTCGCTTAACATGATATGTTAAAGGTTGTTAGAATTTATAACCTTTTCGGTACAGCTACATAATCAATTTTACTTTACTAAAAACAGTAAAACAAGAACTAACTTAAAAAACCACAAGTTATTAATAGGCTAACCTTCATACCTAAAGGTCGTATGAATGTTACTTCCCAAAAAGATCATCGAAACTGGCTCACGGTGGTTTTAGCAAACGGGCAACGTGAGCGGATTCAAAAGATAGCCGATACTAGAAGAGCCTCTAAAGGCGCGGTAGTGCGGCAATGCATCGACCTCGGCCTGGAGCGGATAGAGCGGGCTGAAGATATTCTTTAAATTGTATTCAAGAGGCAAGAAGAAAATGCAGAAAGGACTTAATGGCCCGGTGACTGGCCGGGCCAAAGGCTTTTACGGCAAGAACCCCTCTGCCGTACCCGAATTTAAACCTTGCGCAATTTTCGGGCAGAGCGCATTACCAGATAGTCGGCTCCTGAAAGGCGATCTGTTAGACGCGGTTATCAAGACCCGGAGAGCCCAAACAGCTCTGATGGATGCTCTCTACGTCTTGGAAAGCCAATTGGAAGCGGCTCTTGATAGCGATGAGGAGGGCGGGCAGTAATGGCCGCCGCCTTTGATCGCGCCGACATCCTCCGAACCTTTCAGCTATTCAACCCGCCGGGCGATATAAAAGAGCTGAGAGTCTTAAACGCCGGAAAGTTTCGGACCATCAGCGGCTATTTTGATAACTCTGGAGCCATGGTTGATTCTGTTGTAGCCCTGGCCGATGAGCCTTTCCCGGCCTACTATTTCACCATCAATCCGGTTCGCCCTGATCTCTTTGCCAGATCTGCAAATAAGTACACCCGATACGCCAAAGAGACAACAGCGGACGCTGATATTATCGAGCGGCGATGGTTGCCGATTGACTTAGACCCCATCAGGCCTTCGGGCATAAGCTCCAATGAGGAGGAGCACGACGCCGCCTTACAGAAGGCCAGGAACATAAGGGACCGGCTGGTATCTATGGGCTGGCCGATAGAGGCCTTTGTCCTGGCCGATTCTGGCAATGGCGGACACCTGGCCGTAAAGATCAGTCTCCCTAATGATGAGGAGGCCCGGGACCTAGTTAAGGCCTGCCTGGAAGCCCTGGTTAGTATCTTCTCGGATGAAAAGGTCAAGGTGGACACCACCACCTACAACGCGGCTCGGATATGGAAAATCTATGGGACCATGGCCAGGAAGGGCAGCGATGTATCTGACCGCCCGCACCGCCTATCTCGGATCCTAGAAGCACCCGAGCCGGAGGAGCTGGCTACGGTCTCCAGGGAGCAGTTAGAAGCCCTGGCCACACTCCGACCAACGGAGCAGACCACCACGGCCAGCACCACCACCACGACCACCACCGGAGCAGACTTCGACCCGGAGAGGTATGCCGAGGCTCACGGTGCTAAGGTACTGAGAACAAAAACCTGGAATGGCGGTATCCTGGCTACTCTTGCGGTTTGTCCATTCAATCCCGATCATAATAGGGGTGAGGCGTTTTTAGGAGTCCAAGCCAACGGAGCCCGGTATTTTGCGTGTAAGCATGAATCATGTAAGGGCAACAACTGGCAAACCCTGAAGCAGTTATGGTCTCCAGCACCGGAGACAGAGGCGGCCGAGAGGACACCAATCGCGGGAATAGCGCGGGAACCCGCGATAATTCGGCTTGAAGAGGTTGCCGATCTCACTTATAAGAAAGACGGCGAGCTGAAGAAAGCCAGGTTTAGCCCAACCTTTGCGGCTCAGGCGGTCCTTGAAAAGATGCCCCTGGCTATGTCGGAGGAGTCGGATGAGATCTATCGATTCACCGGCCAGATATACAGGCCAGATGGGGCGAGGATAATTGACTGCGAACTCTGCGAAGCTGCCGGAGACCTTTTCACAGATTTCCAGAGACGCGAGACCCTGAGGCGCGTATCTAACCATCTATTGAACCAACCGGTGAAATTCGATCCTAACCCCTACCACCTGGGAGTCAAGAACGGCGTAGCCGATCTCCTCACCGGCGAGGTTAGGGATTACAGGGCTGAAGATCTCATCACCGATCAGATACCCGTCTCTTATGATCCGGCCGCCCGATGCCCCGCCTTCCTGGCTTTCATAGAGTCCATCACCCCTAACATATCCGACAGAATCACCCTGATAGACTGGTTCGTTGCCACGGCGATAAAGGAGCCCCTGGCCTATGTGCTCTTCCTCCTCGGCTTAGGCCGAAATGGCAAAGGCATCTATGAGAAGCTGCTTAAGCGGTTCTTTGGCCAGGCGGCGTTTAGGGATATGCCACTTGCCGAGATCGGCAAGAGCAACTTCGCAGCCGGAGGATTCTATAAAAAACGTGGCTGGATTGCTTCGGAGACCGGGAAGCGTAAGGAAAACATAGGGACCGACTTTATTAAGCTGACCTCCGGCAACGGCGTTATAGACTCCGACCGAAAGAATAAGAGCCGGATTCAGTTTGAGCCCTACTTTCAAACCGTCGTCGATACTAACACCATGCCTCAGATAGACGACAGCTCTCGAGGTTGGAAGGAACGGTTTGTTAAGGTAGATCTCCCTTATATCTTCCTGGCTGATCCTGACGCCAACAACCCATTAGAGCGGCTGAGAGACCCATGCCTAATAGATAAGCTGACCACCGAAGCAGAGCTTTCAGGTATCCTCAATCTGCTGCTCTTCAGATCTCGGGCCATAGGTAAATCTGGCCAGATACATAAGCGTCCGGGCTCGGAGATGTTCGTAGAATATAACGAACAAAGCTCATCCGTGGCTACTTTCCTGGAGAACTTCTGTGAGTACATCGAGGATGGGATCTCTTTTGAGACCCCTTTAGAGCCCATCTATGAAGCCTACCGCGAGTGGTGCGGCTACAAAGTCGGTGAGGTTGTAGATATTCGATACTTCGGCAAGCAGTTAAAGAACTTTTGCGGCGGTGTCGAACCTCGGAGAAGCAAAACCAAAGACAGGAAGAATATTAAGTTATATCGCCGGCTTAACTTCGATAGCTGTAAGTGCAATGAGGCTATAGAGGCTTTGCGGCTATCGTTGTCTCCTGATGTCTCCATTATGTCTCCTTCTATTCTCCATGAAGAAGAAGATAAACAGAGTCCACTGATATCAATGTCTCTATTGTCTCCATTGTCTCTATGGAATGAGATCTTAAGACAATTTGGTGATCAATCTTCTATTGTACAAATTTGTACATCGGAAAAGAAAAATTCTCCTATAGCAAGAATACCTCAAATTAATGGAGAAAACGGAGACAATGGAGACAACGATAGCCGGCGGTCCTGTGAATCAGGAGATCAACGGAGACAGGACAGAGACACCAATGGAGACAAGCCCAAAGGCGAGTACAAAACAGTCCTGATCCTAGAGGATGTCCCTATCTTTGTCGGTGTAGACGGCAGAAATTACCTTCTCCATCGCCAGGATGTAGCCACGGTTCCGGCGATCCATGCCTGCAACCTCATAGCGAAGCATCTAGCGCGAGAGACCCATGTAGGCTTAGGCCCTCATCCCCGGGGTGATGCTCCTGCCCCTGTCAAGCTGGATGAGGCGGCAGAGGAGGCCGGAGCATGAACCGCCACGGCAGGCAGAGAAAGGGACGGTACGACTCAGTTAAGGAATACATCTTAGACCGGGCGGTACTTCCGCGACATTTTTACAATGGCTTCGACCTGAAGAAGCTTGCCAAAGCCTGCAATATCAGCATCAATGAAGTCAGAGCGCAGCTTCGCACTCTAGGCTATGAGCAGCAGGAGAATCGAAATGGGTTGAAAATGTGGAGGCTACCTTATGACAAAGTGCAATCATTGCGGGAGTAATCAGCTTTATCTTTATGGCTATTTGGGCCTAAATCTAGTCTATTGCTGCCGATCTTGCGGCAATAGATTTGTTGAGACTATCGAAAAAATCAAAGAAAAGAGAATCAAGGTGATA